TTTTGAAGGAATCGAACGGCGAGGTAGTCTTGGCGAAAGGACCAAGGGTCAGAATAATCATCAGGGCTAACAGAAAGACCAAGGATGCTTTCATGATTTCCTTCCTTATATAGGGAGAGAATCTTGGCGGCAATGTCCCCAGGGATAGCTGATAGAACCTGCTGCACCCTCCTGGAGTAACGGAGGAGCTTCACCTTGCGGCTAGCGGACTTGGACGCTTTTGTAGTCGTCCCCTTCTGATATTGCATCATAAGGTCACCTAATCAGGTTACATGGCGGTCAAGGAGAAATTACGTTGGGAAATCTTGCGATTCCACAATGTCTTTCATCAAGGTTAGGGCGAGAAAGTTCTTCGCCAGAGCGTAGATGTTCTTCTTGTCCTGCAATGATGCCTGGTTGGGAACAGTGAAAGTTCCGGTAGCCCAGCAGGTGTAGCCCACAGTCGGAGCCGGCTGGATGCCGGTCGACGTGGTAGGTGCGGTCGTGGCCAATGTCGGGACCGAGAGCTTCCAATTCACCTTGTAAGACCCATCAACTTCCTTTTGCCAGCGGTCGGAAATCTCAATCGTCGGATAGGCTACGGTTATACCGGGAGCCTTGTCCTTATAGATTGCGAGGTTCCGATCACGGGTGATCGGGTTGAATGTGTGACTAACAGGGGTGTTGGCGCCATCGGCGATGACGATGTTGAAAATTTGACCCATTACGTTACCTTTAGAGTTAAAGAGCCTTGCGGCCGAAAGTGGTCGCACAGAGTGCGATCGAGGAGGCCAACGAGGACCACTTGCGTGGATCCTTGAAGGTCGGAGCCGAAGCGCCTGATGGCCAAGTAGACAACGAAGATCTCACGTAGTTCATAGCCCACGTCCGGTCCCTCATAAAGGGACGGGTCGTATTGGGAATAGTCCAACGAAAAGACTCCGAGTGCGTTTGCTGGCTTTGGAACCCTCGCAGGAAAGTTAACCCTGCGGTGGCATCGAGCTCTTGAAGGTAGTCACCCACCCCCAAGAACCAATCAACGACAAAACTGAAAGGAACAAGTTCCCAGGCAGTTAAAGCCGGATTAGTGATCCCGAAAGACATCAGGTCGCGAGTTGTAGGAGACGACACTTTGTACCACACCTTCACCTGGACCTTTGTGGTCCCGGAAACGCTACCAGAAGTTACAGTAGCTTGGTATGATGCAGAGCGTGACTCTTTTAGAACCTCTATGAGAGGGTCAACTACATTCCCGCGGCGTCGGTGGAGGAACTCGACTCCTGAATGGATATCAGAAAGTAACGGTTTCCAACCGTACTGGTACTCCAGCCAATGGTCTGAGAGGGCTTTTAGACCCGCTCCCTTCATCGACTTAAACTTATTAAGGTCTTCACCACGGAATCCTAAGTGCTTCGCTGCATCAACAAAACGACCCTTACGGATCATTCTTGCTGTTGTTACAACGCGTAGGACCGTCTTCGAA